TGCCACCATGAGTGCGTTGGATGTGGCTATCAGACATGACAAGACACTGGCCTACATCAAACTAATGGTTCAGGAACACAAGGACAAACGGTGTGTTGTGGTCGGACATCACTCACCTAGTTTCAAAAGTTGTCATCCAAGCTATGCTCACGAAACACTGATGAACGGTGGTTACCACAGCGACTTGAGTGAGTTCATTTTGGATCACCCACAGATTGTGTTGTGGACACATGGTCACACCCATCATCCGTTTGATTATGTGATTGGTGAGACTAGAGTTGTATGTAACCCACGTGGTTACCAAAACGATGGTTACAGCGAGGATACTGGCTGGGACCCTAATATTTTATTGGAGATTTAAATGACAGATCAAACACTATCAGCACCAGAGATGGTTCGATTAACTGCAAGCAACAATTTGGAATTTATGAAGCAAATTGCTAACCATATTGAAAAACTTGAAGGTGCAGTTAAAGAACTTACAGCCCGAATAACTGAACTGGAAGGTGGCCTAAATGGCAACGATAACTAGGCACAGTGATACCTGCATTGTTAAGCAAGATCCTAGTGGCCGTGAGATAAAAGGTGAGATTATGTCGTTCAACGAAGGGCGTAATCTCACTGTAGTATTGAACAAATCGGTTAAACTCATGATGACCTGGAACGGAAGAATATACGAGGGACGTGGTGCTGGCATGGATTTTACCAGCGACGGCCCTACCATTAGCAAAACACAGACTGGAAGATAGTATGGCAGCATACATGGCATATTTTGATACGTTGGGATTTGAATGGATATTCAATGTCACGGACTATGAAAAGAAAAAGTTTTGGACAGTGTTAAAAGGCGATGACAAAGTTGACTTCCCCATACCCAGACATGCTATACTTAGGGCAAGAGCTAACCCACAGAGGTTTCCAGAAATATGGGCTTTTGAAAGTGAGATTAGTTTGAAAGAGTTGCAGATTTATTCCGAAGAAACTCCACAAGTGTTAGCAGATGCCATTCGGCGCTGTGGACAAAATGTTTTTAAAACTCATAAAGAAGAAAGTGTGATTGTATGAAAATTGGACTAAGCTATAGCCGTTGTGTTTTGGACATTGTTGAAGGTCGTGTGAGCATGGACGATGTGTTAGTGTTGATCACTCGTACAGATTTTGATCCACGGGATGATACACAGTGGACAGGAATTTGGCAAGGATACTGCCTGGGCGGAATGAGTAATCCCGAATGGGGCGATTATGATTGGGCTAGCAAGGACGATGAGGACAAGTTTCGTAGTGTGAGCTGTATGCTTTACGAAGATGGCAAGATGCATCAGCCTCGCAAGTTTGGAGCGCATCCTAGACGTCGTCCGGAAATTTGGTTGGAAGCAGTCTTGCCAAATAGTGAACTGGATGCCAACCCAGCAGCCAAAATGGCTTGGGAAAAGTTCCAAACCATTGCATCACTTTCGAGCGTCACATTGGATGACAAGTACCAATAATTCAGTTATACTTGTATTATCGTAACAGAACAGAAAGTACAAGATGATTTTGGGATTAGCGGCGCTGTGCATATTAGGATTGCTGTGGCCTGTCATACGATTTTTTGTTGGCATAGCAATTCTATCAATGCTTATACTTGCATTTTCTGGTGGAGAATCTCATACTAAAGAAAAGGCATATGACTATTCATATTACAAAGTCATGAGCTATCAGGAACTTTGGGACTTTCCAAACAGTTGTGAAAAGGCTGATAAACAAATAGAGATTCTCAAACGTTTGCAAGCACACAAAAACTTTAACCCAGATCCTGATCTCCTTAACAAGGATGACCAGGATTACAACGGTAGATTAAAAGCCACAATTTGGTGGTATGCTTACAGGTGCGACAAATCATGAAAAAATATTTGATAGTTCTAATGATGGTGTCAACTCAGGCAACCGCCGCCAATTGCAAAGTGACCACAGTTCAAATTGAGAATGAAGGCAAGTTTCAAACCGAGACTGCAACAGTTTGTAAAGAAGGCGCAGAAGTTGGTAAAATTAAAATTGGTGATGTAATACTGGAAAGCGAAGTTGGCAAAAGCAAGATTGAAAAGGTTTTCAATTATCGAAACAGCCAATGTAAAATGTTTACCGAAAGTACTGCCAAAGATAAAGTATTGCGAGTGTATCACGGCGTAATATGCCAGTTGGATGGAAACAAGGCCAACTGGTTGGTAGTAGACAAATGGTAAGATTGAATGTTGACATTCGAGCATGCCTAGTATATAATTAACGTACATTAACACACAGAGAGAGAGGCTTTTATGAAGGCATTTATTATAGGCACAGTCTTTGGACTAGTTCTAGCTACTGTTGGATTTTCCGGCATTGCTAAGATTATGGACAAGGGTGTAGACACAGTCAAAACACAGAGTCAGGAGTTGGCAAAATGAAAATTTTCCTAGCATTGATTTTGGTCATTAACATGACTGCGTGTAGTACATCAGCTGGTTTTGTAAGAGGAGTTGGCGAAGATGTCAAATCCGCTACAGACTGGACTGCTTCTAAAATTAAATCTAAATAAGGACTCCAAATGAAAAAAACTCTATTACTAATTCCAATTGTTGCCATGCTTGCGGCCTGCGGTACAACCCGTGATGCCTATGAACGCCGTGCAGACAATGAACGTGAGTACCGTGAAAAAGCCATTGACCAGGCTCTTAAAAAGCGACCTGAATGGATGAGTCGAGTTCCACTTAGCGACAGTGCTGTTTTTGCGGCTGGTGAAGGCACTGCTGGCAGTTATAACATGGCTGTGCATTTGGCACGTACCAATGCCCTGTCTGACATTTGTTACAGTGCAGGTGGTACCGTTGACAGTCAAACTAAACAATTTGAAACCAGTCAATCTCGTACTAGCTCAATTGAAAAAGCAACTCGCACACGATGCAATGCCGTTGACGTAACTGGTGTTGAAACTCATGGCGCAAAGAACGTGGGAGATAATCCAGTAGTTGTGCGTTCAGGTGATCAATTCACAGCCTATGTGTTGTTGGCATTGCCAACCGGAGATGCCAACGTTCTGCGTCGTTCACGGGAACAGGCCAAAGTCAATGAGCAATCCGCTCGCCGTGCCCCAGAAGCATTTAAAGAATTGGACAAACCACAATGATTCGTGAATACATTAATATTGTAGAGTCTATGGAAAAAGGAATTACCGATGAGTGGTTTGCTCACGGTAGTTTCGAAACCTATAAGCATCCTACTCCGATCCATTATAAAACTGCTGTTGATAATGGCACTGTTGATACATTAGAAGGCCCGGTAGATTATCAAGCTGGCTTTAAAATCATCACTGGCCCAAAAGGCGAGCAGTATCCAGTTAACCCTAAAAAGTTTGCTGACTACTACGACGACAACGAAGATGGTACTGCTACCCCTAAGAAAATTCACAAGCATGCCAAACTTGCAGATCACAGTGGTGTAGTAAAAGCATCATGGGGTGATTTGAATTATACTGCTGGTGAGGATTACATTGTTCGCCACGGTGCCGGAGATTACGGTGTAGTGAAGAAAGATATCTTTGCACAGACATACGATACATCAAAGGCTTAACTATGTTTGATTGGCTTAAAAAGACTGAATACGGTAATGTACTTAAATTTCCAGAACCGATAAAAGTTCCTACACCGTATATTGAACAACCCACACCGGAAGAACTGCATTATACTATTGGCATAACTAGTGAGGACAGGATAGCTTTAAAAATAGGTTATTCTACACTTACTATGAGTAAAGAGGGTTGTGAAGACTTGATCGAACAACTGGAAGTATTCGTTAAACAATTAAAACAAAAGGAAACAGATGCCTAATTTAGTACCTATGGTTATTGAGACTGAAGCTCGCGGAGAACGTGCATACGACATTTACAGCAGGTTGCTCAAGGATCGTATCATAATGTTAGATACAGAAGTCAATGAACACACAGCAAGTTTGTTGATAGCCCAACTGTTATTTTTAGAAAGTCAAGGAAATGAAGATATTAGTTTTTTCATTAATAGCCCTGGCGGCGGCGTTACCGCTGGTATGGCTATCTATGATACTATGCAGTTTATCCGACCCNATGTATCAACCATCGTTATGGGACAGGCTTGCAGTATGGGTTCTCTGCTTGCCACTGCTGGCGCTCCTGGCAAACGAAAAATTCTACCTAATGCTCGTCACATGATTCATCAACCTTCAGGCGGCGCTGGTGGGCAGGCCACGGACATGCAGATACAAGTTGAAGAAATTATCAAAATGAAAAAGAATTTGACAAAGATATATGTGGATCATAACAGCAAGGGTAAAACGTTTGAACAGTTTAGACAAGACATGGAACGTGATAAATTTATGAGTGCGCAGGAAGCCCTAGAATACGGTTTGGTTGACGAAATTATCACAAAACGCTCGTAAAGTACGCACATAACTGAAACCCGTAGTACACTATAAATACTAATGTATAGGAGTGTTCTATGGCCCGTCAGGCTTTTAATTGGTCCTTGTTGGATCGAGCTACGTTGTACTCAATGCTCTACAGCCTCAAACCAGAGATTGTAGACAAACGCTTACCTATAGGTGATATTATTCGACAGATAAGCAAACATATCAAAGCACACCTTCCAATCAAAGTAGTTAGTAATAGACACAAGCCCGTTAAGCCAGGCGAAGTTTGGATAGGTGGCGCATATTATAGTGATCTTGATAGTGCTGGTAAAAAGCGATTCATTGAAATTGAATTGGCATTCCCTACAGACACTCAAACTATGAAAACCAGTTCATATCGTTGGGAACGTATTTGCACACTGTTTGCAGATACTGTGTTGCACGAAATTATACACACACGCCAATATCGTGCTAGAAATTTTAAAGATATTCCCGGTTATGAAAGCACAGCCTATTATGCCAAAGATCGTGCATGGCAAGAGTACTATGGCCACAGAGACGAAATGGGCGCCCACAGTTTTAACCTTGCACAGGACATGATTGATAAATTTGGTTTTGATGCCAAGACTATCAAAGAATATTTGGACAGCACTGTACCAAAGCGTGTTCGTCCAAACGGTTGGGGACGATTTATGAAATCGTTTGATTATGATCATGGTCATCCAAAAGTACGCCAAATGAAACATAAGATCATGACTCAATTGGAAAATGCATATCTAGGCAAGCCATTTAAGACCACAAACTACTTGACATACTGATAATTACTGTGTATAATATAAACTTACACAGTTAACTATTGGAGTTGAAATGAGTCATTGTGCCAGTCACATTTGGAGTTTGGAAAGTCATCCAAGTCGCCTAAACAAAGAAGCCATCATCGAAGAGATTGCCAAAGAAGGCAATGACGAATTCTTTCAAGGATGTCGGTTGGCATTGGATCCAATGATTACTTTTGGTGTTAAACAAGTTCCGGAGAAAAAAGATGAAGATGGCCCTGGGTTCAATTGGGATAGTTTTATTGTGCTTGCTGGCAACCTACGTGATCGTAACCTCACCGGCCACGATGCTCGCGATGCCATTGCTGAAGCTGTAAAGCAGGCAACTAAGAAAGAATGGAATGGCTGGTATCGACGTATTCTTATTAAAGATTTACGTTGCGGTACTAGTGAAAAAACAATTAACAAAGTAGTGGAGAAAAAATATGGAAATTATACTATACCTGTTTTTGGTTGTCAGCTTGCTCACGATAGTGCTAATCACGAGAGTAAGGTTACAGGAAAAAAACTTATCGAAGTCAAACTGGATGGGGTCCGTGTTATTAGCATTGTGTATCCAGATGGCCGTGTCGATATGTTTAGTCGCAACGGCAAAGAACTTTTAAACTTTCCTCATGTAACTGAACAGATCAGTGCTGTGGTTAAAAAGACTCCTCCACCTTATGCAGTTGTGTTGGACGGGGAAATTATGTCCAGCAGTTTTCAGGACCTAATGACACAAGTGCATCGCAAGAGCGATGTCAAAGCCAATGACGCTATACTTAACTTGTTTGACATGTGTCCGCTTGTGGACTTTGAGAACGGTAGTTGGGATAAGAGTCAAACTGCTCGTAGTCAAATGGTGCAAGCATGGGTAGAACAAAATCACACAGACTTGCCCAATGTCACTTGCCTTGCTAATGAACTGGTTGACTTAGATACAAATGCAGGTCAGACTCGTTACAAAGAAATTAACGCACAGGCAGTAGCAGGTGGGTACGAAGGCATTATGATTAAAGATCCCAAAGCTGGCTATGAGTGCAAACGCAGTGTTGCGTGGTTGAAGTTGAAACCATTTATTGAAGTAAGTCTCACAGTCGTAACTACTGAAGAAGGCACTGGCAAGAACGTAGGCAAGATGGGTGCGTTGGTATGCGAAGGTGTCGACGATGGCAAAGCCATTCGTGTCAATGTGGGTTCGGGGTTTAGTGATCAACAGCGCGACGAGTTTTGGTCGTGTCGTGTGGATGGACAGGTTGTTGAAGTACG